ATAATGGATAAAAATGAGAGAGAAAAATGTTTAGTTTTAAAGGATTTCAAACACAGGATACCAATACGCATTTGGAGCACCTGGAAGACGATATTATTAATCGTGGTTCCAAAGGTGGTGACAATGCGATTAACTTCCTAACGACTGTAAGAGATATGCTTGCTGGTTCTGCCAGAAGTAAGGTCAATATTACGGTAAAATGGGACGGTGCACCTGCCATTATTTGTGGTATCAATCCAGAAAACGGCAAATTCTTTGTCGGTACAAAATCAGTATTTAATAAAACACCTAAGATAAACTATACTAATAGAGATATTGATAGTAACCATGGTGGTGTTGTTGCACAAAAATTAAAAGTATGTCTTGCTTATCTATCTAAACTAAACATCAAAGGCATCTTACAAGGTGACCTATTGTTTACAGGTGATGACAAAAAGAATATCTCTATAGATGGCGAAGCCATGATATCTTTCACACCAAATACAATTACATATGCAATGCCTAAAAATAGTGCAGTTGGTAAAAAGATTGCAGCTGCTAAAATGGGTATTGTTTTTCACACACAATATAATGGTAAAACTATGGCAAGTTTAGCTGCTAGTTTTGGTTCAGTAAAAGGTTCTACAAACAAAAATATATGGTTAGCAAGTGCAAAGTACCAAGACACTTCAGGCACTTCAACATTCACTCAAGCAGAGTTGGCTAAGTTTGATGCACAACTTAGAATGGCACAAGGTTCATTATCAAAAGCAAAACCTATGTTAGACTTAATGAGTGGTAATATCAACGATGAGTTATCTGTAGGTTATAGATTAAAAACATACTTCAACTCATACATTAGAAATTCAAATTCAAGTATGGCCAAAGTAAAGATTATGCAAGCACAGTTTAGAGATTACTTTGAGAACTACTTACAACAAGAAATTGATAGTAAGAAAACAGAACGAGGAAAAGAAAAATACAAAGTCGCTTTGAAAAAAGGTCTACAAATTATTGACCGAAATCAAACAGCATTATACTTTGCTATTGCCTCACACATTACATTAGGTATCGCAAAAGGTACTTTACTACAGAAGATGAACCAGATTAAATCTATTGGTCACTTCTTACGAACAAAAGATGGTTACAGAGTAACGGCACCAGAGGGTTATGTTGCAATCAACAGCTCAGCAGGTGCAGTTAAATTTGTAGATAGATTAGAATTTAGCAGACAAAACTTTACTATGCCAAAGGGTTGGAATTAATGAAGACATTTAAACACTTTTATTTTGAAGCAATCAACGGACCTAAAATCATTATGATTGGTGGACCAGGTTCTGGTAAGTCTACCTACTCAGAAATTATTACTAAGAAGTTAGGTATACCACACATTTACACAGGTGAAATGTTAAGAGCAATCTCAAAACAAAACACCGAAGATGGTAGAACTGTAAAGAAATTATTAGACCAAGGTAAGTTTGCACCTACACCATTGACAATTAAAATTGTTAAACAAAGATTAGAAAAACCTGATGCACAAAAAGGTTATATCTTTGATGGTTTTCCTAGAAGTGTAGAACAGGCAAAGATGATGGAAGAACAAGATATTGAATACGACTATGTAATTAACCTTGTTATACCAGAAGAAGAAATTATTAAGAGATTAACTGCCAGAGGTAGAGAAGATGACAAGCCAGAAATTATTAAAAAAAGATTGGCAACATACGAAAAAGAAACTAGACCTTTGTTAGACTTTTATAAAAAAGAAATAATAAATATTAAAGCATATGGTGATACACCAGAAGCTATAGCAAAACAAATAGTACAAAAGGTTAGTAAATGAAAACATTTGACCAGATAAGATACCAAGATTTGACAGAGGGTGTTTATGATAAGAACATCTTTAAGGCTTTCTTTTTAGCCGGAGGTCCTGGTTCTGGTAAGTCATTTGTTACAGGTAATGCATTTGGTGGTTCAGGTATGAAAGTTATCAATTCAGATAACGCATTTGAAAGAGGTCTTAAAAAGGCAGGTCTTTCATTAAAGATGCCTGATAGTGAAGTAGATGCTAGAGATATGGTCAGAGATAGAGCAAAAGCGATAACATCAAAACAATTAGATTTATCTTTACAAGGTAGACTAGGTATAATTATTGACGGCACAGGTAGAGATTACGATAAGATTTCTTATCAAGCAAGAGCCTTAAAAGAATTAGGTTATGATATACATATGGTATTTGTAAACACTTCATTAGATGTGGCATTACAAAGAAATCAAATGAGAAGTAGAACAATACCAGAATACATTGTAAGTAGAAGTTGGAATGATGTACAATCAAATATAGGTAAGTTTCAAAATTTATTTGGTACTAGTAACATGGCAATTATTGATAACAATATATCAGATAAAGAATTGACAACAGTTACTATGAACAAAGTAAGTAAAGCAGTTAACAGAATGCTTAACAGTCCAATAAAATCTTATACTGCTAAGAGATGGATTGCTACCGAACTAAGGGCAAAAAGAAGAAAATGAAAAAGTTTAGAGAAGTCATAGAAAGTATTATTGATATACCAAGACGGACATATGCGCCGGCTGTATTCGATAATGCAGATACTATTGACCCTAAAATTAAACCAAGTGTTAAAGCACAGATAGAGAAACAGTTAAAGGTATTCGAAGCAGAATATCCTGTACTACAGTATTCTCTTATTGGTTCTATTTTAACTAAACGATATAGAAACGATGCAGATTTAGATATCAATGTATTGTTTGATGTACCATTAGGTCAGAGAGAAGATGAGAGAGTTAGACTTTCTAAAAAGTATTTGTCTGCCTCAAATCCTGATAACATTCAAGGTAAAGTAATTCCTGGTACAGAACACCCAATTAATTACTATTTCATTACAGACAAAGCAACTTACGATGACCAAAACAGAAAGGCAGATGCCGTTTTTGATATCGAAAGAGATGTGTTTGTTAAAAGACCAGAAGATTTTACATTCGATGTTGACATGTATATTGGTCAGTTTACTAGAAAAGTCCAAGAACTAGATGTAGTTAAAGGTGAACTAACAAGAGATATCATTGACTACAATGAATTAAAAGATTTACAACCAAACGATGTTCTAAACTTGCAAGATAAAATTAAAGATAAGTTAGAAGAAATCGAAGATGACTTACGAGTTATTATTAGAATTGGTGACGGAGTTGATACAGATAGAAGAGCTGCCTTTGATACAGATATGGCACCAGATGAGATTAGAGATTATGGTGTAAAGAATAGATTACCTAAAAATGTTATCTACAAAATGTTAGAGAAGTATCACTATCTAAAATTCTACAAGAAGTGTAAGAAGATTTTAGAAGACGGTGTTGTAACTGATAAAGAAGTACAAGATTTAGAGATGCATGAGGCAACTAAAAGAATACCTAGAAAACCAGGTCAAAAAGCAGGTTCAGACAAACATAGTGACCTATACACAGATGAAAACCCTAAAGGCACAATACATGGTTTAGGTTTTGTTGACAAAGAAAAGGCAACACAATCGGTATCTAAAATTAAGAACTCAGGTAAAACTCATGCACATAAAATGCAGGCTGCCATTGCTATGTCACAGAGAGCCAAAGTTGCAAGTGAAAGAGCTAAGGATCCTGAGAAGAAAAAAGATTTAAAACAAGCACACTTGACTTATCAAAAATTTATAAACAATAATAAAAAATCTGAACAAGTAAAAGAAGAAGTTTTACAAGAGGCTAAATCTGTTGCGTTTGCATTTGGTAGATTTAATCCACCTACAATTGGCCACGAAAAACTTATCAGTAAAGTCAAGTCACAACCTACAAACGATTACAAAATATATCTAAGTAGAAGTGAAGACCCTAAAAAGAATCCACTATCTCCTAGAGATAAGTTATCTATTATGAAGAAGTTGTTTCCTTCTCATGCAAGAAACATAGAAATTAACGCAACAAATATGGTACTTGACCTTGCAACAGACCTTTACAAAAAAGGTTATACAGATTTAACTATGGTTGCAGGTTCAGATAGAGTACGAGAGTTTGAAACAATACTAAAAAAATACAATGGTGTAAAATCCAGACATGGCATGTATGACTTTGAAAATATTAAAGTAGTATCTGCCGGCGAAAGGGATCCTGATGCTGAGGGTGCCACAGGTATGAGTGCTTCTAAGATGAGAGCTGCGGCTGCCAAGGGTGACCTTGCAAATTTCAAAAAAGGTTTACCTAGAAATGCAGATGCAACTACCATTATGAAACAAGTTAGAAGAGGTATGAAATTATCTGCCTCATTTGGTGGTGCAGCCGCTCATATTGGTCTTGCACAGAAACCAATAGCAAGTTTAAACGAATTCGAACAACAACAAATTAGAGACCTCTATATTAGAGAAGTAATATTTAATATAGGTGATAGCGTAAAGTATGTTAAAGAAAATGTTGAAGGTAAAATTGTAAGAAAAGGTACTAATTACATTGTTGTAGAAGATAATAAAAACAACTTACATAAAGCATGGATTTGGGATTGTATTCCAGAAGTCAGCGATAGGGAGGTTCAAATGAGAGAACACAATTTAGATATTGATTATGGATTTGAAGCCGTATCTGAGGTACAAGAAGATATGGATGCTCAACCACAAGATAAAGATGTAAAGAAAAAGAAAGGTACACAGCCTAAAAAGTATTATAAAGACATGTCTAAAGATACTAAAAACAAAAGAGCTGATTACTTTAAGAGTAAAGATACTACAAAAAATGATAACAAACCAGCACCAGGTGACAAAGATGCTAAGACTAAAACAAGTATTCATACTAAAAAGTATAAGAAAATGTTTGGAGAGTTACGACAAGAACTACAAGATGCATGTTGGACAGGTTACAAAAAAGTAGGTATGAAGAAAAAAGGTGACAAAATGGTACCTAATTGTGTACCAGAAGAGATGAGTGTAGAAGATGCGATGAAAGTAGATGGTTATATACCAGAGTCCTACGAGATTGGACATGATTACGCTAATCATACTAAAGATATTACACCTGGAGAGAAGTCAGATATGGCACCTGTTGATGCAAAATTAAGAGGTACACCAAGTGACCCTAAGTCTATTGCTAAAAAAGATGTAAAAGAATGGGCAAGTGCAGAGTCCACAATTGATAAATATAGGGAACGATACAAAGAAGAATGGCGTGAAAGACTAGATGAAGTCGTTTCAAAAATGATAGAGAAACTATAATGAAAACATTTAAAGAATTCGAAAATATAGATGAGAGTTGTGAAGAGTGTATCTTTGAGCATGAGCTTGAGGGTTTACAAGAAGCGGAGTATCAAGGTAAAAAAGTAAAATTAAATGACCCGATTAGAGGTGGTAGTAAAAAGTTTTATGTGTATGTTAAGAATGACCAAGGCAATATTGTCAAAGTGTCTTTTGGCGACACAACTGGATTGAGTATTAAAAGAGATAATCCGGCTCGAAGAAAATCATTCAGAGCCAGACATAACTGTGATAATCCAGGTCCTAAATGGAAAGCTAGATACTGGTCGTGTTATCAATGGAGAGCGGGAGCAAAGGTAGACAACTAAAATGAGCAGATATAGACAAACATTTACAGAGGCGATGCAACAAGTGGCGCTGACTGAAAAAGAAGTAAGTAAATTAAAAAACGGCGTTAAGGTATTAGGCAACGCTTTACCAAATAGAGCAATGGCACAGAAGGCTTGTGACAAGGCAACTAGAGAAATGGGTAAAGAATGTGATGTATACCAATCTCCTTTCAATAACAGATTTTATGTAAGATTAAAAGAGAGTGCTGACCATGAAATTTCAATGGCTCGTGGTGAACTAGAAGCTATATCTGATAAAGCATTAAAGTTATCTTCTATCTTACAAGGTAAAACAGATGATGCACAATTAGAAGCATGGGTGCAATCTAAAATTACAAAAGCAAAAGACTATATCAATTCAGTTTCAGATTACATGGAATACAATCCAGATAATGCAAACGAAGAACTAGAAGAAAGTTTCTCAGATAGTCAAATCAAACAGTTACAGAAACAATACGAACCGTTAAGAGGTAAGAAGATTTCTATTGACAATGCAAATAAATTGGGTGCAATGTTTACTAAGTTTGATAAAGATAAGAACGCATTAGAAAAATTATATGGTGGTGATATACCATTTGTATCAGTGATGGCCATGACTAGACTTATGACCAAGCACAATTACAAAGCTTCTGACTTAAATAAACTTGGTAAGATTAGAATGGAAGAAATCGAAATCTTAGATGAGGCTACACAAGAGTTAGTAGATGTTACTGAGGGTAAGATTGATGCAAAGAAATTTGATAGTTTGAAGAGAGGTGATACAATGTCTATCACTTATAACTCAACTATGGGTGGTAAATCTACACAAAAATTTGTTGTAAAGAGTAAGAGTAGAAGTGCTAAGTACAACACAGACAAAGTAACAATGTATCCTGATGGCAAACCAAATATGTCAAGGTACTTCTTATACAAAAGAGCAAACGGTGATGTATCAATGGCAACAGGTGATATGGCCGCTTCAATCATGTCTGTAGAAGAATTTACAGAGAGTGTTGAGTATGTAGAATACATGGCAAAAAACAGTGGTGAAGCTCAAAGAATTATGCAAATGTTTAAAGGCAAAACAGGTGGTGGAGAAATTCATAAATCTGGTTCAGAAGTTAGAATTGATAGTGCTAAGAACATTGAGAGTATTCACAAACAAGTAGTTGCAAAGTTTCCAGATACAAATGTAATGACAGTTGAAGATGCTGACTTAGAAGAAGGTATGATGAGTAAGATTGATGCTATGCAAAAAGATGGTAAATCAGCGGCTGCTATTGCAAAAGAATTAAAGTTGGATGTTAAGACTGTAAAAGGTATCTTAGGTGAAGAACTAGGTAAAGAAGACGAACCTAAAGTGAAAAAAATAATTACTAAATTAAAAGGTGCTAGTGACGCACATGCAGGTCAGGCTAAAGATTTAGAAAAAGCAATGAAAACCGAAATGGCAAAAGATGATGCATATGCAATTGGTATGTCACAGGCTAAAAAATCTATGAACGATGAACCACCTTTAGACAAGAAGACTATTACTAAAGGTCATAAGATTGCAAAATCAATTATGAAGAACGAAGAACATCCAGCAAAAGAAATATACGAACAAATTAAAGGTTTAAAAAACAAATCTGAAAAATCAGGCATGCCTTACGGCATTTTAAAGAAGGTTTATGATAGAGGAATGGCCGCATGGAGAGGTGGACACCGACCAGGTGCTTCACAGCAACAATGGGCATTTGCTAGAGTAAACTCATTCATAACTAAATCCTCTGGAACATGGGGTGGAGCTGACAAAGACTTAGCTGCCAAAGTTAAAGGGAGTAAATAACATGAAAAATAACTTTGATAAAAAGCCCGGCAGTATAGAAGATGTAGTTGCCGGCATGACTAAACATACTAGAGAGAATGCTTATCAAGACAAATTCAAAAAAGAATTAGAGAAGACAGGCAAAGGCATTGGTGCAATGACACCAAAAGAGAAGTCTGCTTTCTTTAGTAAGATTGACAAAGAATATAAAGCAAAGAACGAAGGCATCAATGAAGAAGCAATTGTAGAGTTTACTACTCAACAAATTAAAATGGCATATGGTATTGCAAATGACCCTAGATACAAACAAGGTAACTATTCAGGTGCAGTTAAAACAATTAATAAAATTGCCCCTGGTTTAGCAAATCATCCTGATGTTCAAAAGGTTTTAAAAAGAACTAACGAAGATATCAATGAAGCTTATGGTGAGGGTGTAATTAAAGCTGCTAAGATGTACATGAAAGACAGTAGTTGTTCTTATAAGAAAGCTTCAGAAGCATACGGTGTTTCAGAAAATGAAGTAAGACAATGTGTTAAAGCATCATATCACACTGAGGGAAAAGTAGAATGTCCTAAATGTGAGGGTAAAGGTTGTGACCATTGTAGTAACAAAGGTTATCACATGTCTGAAAGTCATGTAGGCCAAACTAAGAAAGCAAATCAATCTCAAAAAGATGCCAAAGGTGAAAAAGAAATCATCAAATCTATTAGAGAAACTATCTTGGATATGTGGCAAGAAGCTGCAGGTGAAAAGAAAGAGAAAGAAGTTGAAGAAGAAGAGGTTAAAAAAGAAGAACCTAAGAAAGACGAAGATAAATCTAAAGCTGAGTTAGAAAAAAAAAATGATGAAGTCACACTTCTAAAACAAAAG